ACCGTTTCCCTTCCCGAAGGCGCAAAAGCAGTACCAGAAAGTTCACCTTCCGTCGCTGCCGTCAGTGGTAAAGGATATGCAGCCTTGAAAAGCGAGGACTTCGGGGAGCATTGGCCGTTGACGGTGAGTAAGGCGCGGATATGGTGTGAACCCGGCGGTGCGATTCTGTTGATTTCAAACAATACTGTTTACAACGTAAACGAGGCGGCAATGAAAGCTTACGGCTACCCCGCCATTGAAGCGATTACCGCCACTGACGCAGACGGCAATCCGAAAGACCTGTCACCCCTGATTCGCCAGGGATTAAGCTTGTGCCGTTAAGAGCTGCGCTCCAATGCCCGCTGCGCGGCTGAGGCACTCTGCGCTGCAATCTGTTGCATCGAAGCGCGCGTGAACTGTCCGTTGTCGGATTTGATATTGAAGGTGTTGTATTGATGCACGACGACGGTTTTCTGGTTGTTGTTGACGGCCACTGAGCCGCCACCGCTCGCGCCGAAGCTCGCCGCTGAGGGCACATACATTTCCTCGCCGAGTTCGCCCGTGAGATAGCTCATTCCGGCTTTCACGGGGCCGCCCATTGCGCGTTTGCCGCCGAAGAGGCTCTTAATGCCGCCAATCACGCCACCAGCAAAGCCTAAACCATTAAATCCGCCCATCCCGCCGCCACCCATCCCCATTGAAAAGACAGGAGCAAGACTCTGCATAAAACCGTAAGCCTTACCGAGTTTTGTTTCTTTACCAATCCTTCCTACAGGAAGCCGCCAGTAAGGGTCATCGCTGTCTTTCTTCGATGAATTGCCAAAGCCAAAAAAACCGCCGAAGCCGCCGCCCATTCCTGCGCCGTCCATTCCGCCAATTGCCATTGAAAGGGCAGGAGCAAGCTTGTCCATGAATCCGTACACTTTGCCCGACTTGGTATCTTTCCCAATTCGGCCAAACATCATGCGATAGTACGGGTCTTCCAACGCTTCTTTTTTCTTGGCTAAGGATGGCAACACCTCAGCTTTTGCCCTGAGCGATGAGACTGCTTTCGTCAGTTTATGATGCGGGATGATGAAGCCGTCCTCGTCTGGCACAAACATTTCCATTCCCAGTTCCCCGACCAGATATGGACTGCGCTTCTTGACTGGGCCGCCACCTGCGCGCTTCTGGTACAACGGCACGCCGTGACGCCCGACCGTAGACGTGTAGTTAGAGTTGCCCGCCAAACTGGGGCCAAGCCTCTCCCCGCCGCCAAAACCGCCCGCCAGCCCCCCGGCCGCCCCGCCAATCGCGCCACTGATTGCGCCTTTCAGTATCGCTTTCCACAGCGGTTCTTGTGGCGTCGGTGCGCACGAGCAATTCGCTAGGTCGGTCAATTGCGCGAGCGATTGGGATGATTGCTGCACTTGCTGATTGAGGATGGTGGAGAGCGAATCGGTTTGCCGATTGACGGCTTCGGTCAGCACGTCACTGTTCTTGCCAATAACATCAGCGATGGCCTGTGCCGGGTCTTTGGCTGCGGTTGTGCCCGTTGAGCCAAACGGGATGATTTTACCAATCGCTTTGCCGAGGACGTTGCCGAGCAACGCGCCCAACCCGCCTTTTACGCCGGTCAGGTTCTCGATAATCGTTTCGGAAATCGTGTTGAGGGTCGTATTGATGAGATCGCGCAACCCAATGCGCAACACGTTCGTGACGCTATCTGTGCCATTGATGAGGCCGTCAATGATGTTGTTGAAATCGCCTTCCAGTCGCCCTTGATACGTCTTCAGTCGCTCACGCGCGCGCACATCCAAATCCATCGCCATCGCCTGTTCGATCTCGCGTTGCACTTGCAAGGCTTCGTTGCGCTTGCCCAGCGATTCCAGAATCAATTGCTCTGCTCGCAGATTTTTCACGAGAAAATCTTTCATCGCGCGCTGCACTTCTAATCGCTGCTCGTAAGCCTTGCCTTCGGTCAGCAACCCGGCATCTTCTTTGCGGTTGATGCGGTCAATCTGCAATCCCATCCCTTGCTCAAGCCCTTGTCGGTCACGGCCCAACTGTCCAAGCTGGAATTGTAGATTCGCGGCTTTGGTGTATTCGCGCAGCAAGTCGAAGGCTTTTTGGTTATCACCAAGAATCGCCAGCGTTTGCAGTTCCTTCGTAGTGCGTTGCAAATTTTGCAAAAACTGATCGTACTCGGAGCCATTCAAGCTAATAAGGTCAGCCTGTAAATCCTTGTAGGCCGCCGCCAGGTCGCGTGCAACCTTGTGCTGCTCTTCCTGTGCTTTCTTGATGTCGCGGGCGCGTGTGGCTTCCTCGTTGCCGCCAATGGCAGCCTTTTCGAGGCGCAAGATGTCCAGTTTGCCCGCAACCCGTTCTTTGTCGGCTTCGAGGCGCAGTCTTTCGGATTGTTTCTTCGCCTTCTTTTTCTCCTCGTTGAGCGCATACCAAAGTTGCTTTTCATTTTCGATCTCGGCGTCAATGGACTGCTCTTGCAGGGAAATGCGCTGATTGTAATAGCGGTTGAACTCGTCAATCTCGGAATTCAAGTTGTCGCCAATGTTGCGCAACCGTTCGTCGTGCGCACGCTTGGCGAGGTCAAGTTCTTGGTCAATGCGCTTTTGCTCAAGAGCCAACGATTGCGCCGCCATGACCTTCTGCAAATCCATCTCGGCTTTGCGCGCGGCAGCGGCATCGCTTGTGCCGCTTCGCTTCTTACCCCCACTACTCTTGCGAAAAGATGGAATTTTCGGGAATGCGGGGCTGTTACTACCGAAGTCATTACTGGGTGAAAAATCAAAGCCACCATCGGTGAACTCTACGCCGTATGCGCGCCCAAGCGTTCGCTGGCGCATCCCCTCCATATCGCCTTTGATTGCTGCGCCAATATCAGCAAACCCCGCCTTAAATTCCCAATTGTCTATTTTTGCCAACCCGCTCGCCAAGAGAGAGATTTCATATTGCGCTTCTTTGATGTAGGCAATCGCAGCAAGGAATGAATCGCGGAATGATTGCCCAATCCCGCGCACTGTGCCATCCGCATCCTGCATCGCGCCATCTATATCCCGGATCGCAAACGTAACAACAGGTAACAGTTCAACCGCAAGGATATTCAAGGCCCCTTCCGCCGTCAGCTTGAACGATTCCCACGCGACCGCCGCTTCTTGTGTTTTGGCGCGCATGTCTGCGTCAATCGCCGCGCCGGAGCTTCTCACCAAATCCTCAAAGCGTGCCACTTCCGGCGCAATCGTCTTGTAGTTCTCGGCTAAGTCCTCAACGGATTCACCCGTCAGGTTGGCAACGACCTGTAATCCCTGAACTTGCTCTGCTGTCAGCTTGTAATCTTTGGCGAGCTTGTCTACCTCGCGGACGTTCTCAATGGCGTGCTTGGTGAGAGCAGCCAGGCCGACGACCGCGCCGCCAATCGCCAACCCTGCGCCGGCCATCGCAATGCCCAGCGTCCCAGCGCCCGCGCTCAACTGCACCAACGCCTCGACAGCATCGCCGCGCGAAAGCTCTTCGAGGAATTGCCCCGCCTCGCGGAAATTTGCGCCACGCCCCCCCTTCCCACCGCCAAGTGAGCCGCCGCCGATGTTGCGCGGCTTTTCCAAATCCGCCAGCATCTTGTCAATCTTGCGTAAATTCTTGTCAAAGTCTTTGAATGGATCGCCCTTGAAAGACCGCTCAATATTCCGCGCCGTGCTTTGGGCAGTCTTCTCGCTCTGCGCCATCGCCTTTTCAAATTGGCGATTATCTGCCGTGATGACACCTTGTAAAGTTGCAATCCGAACTGCCATTTATCGTCTCACTTTCGGCTTTGCCTGGCGGTTTGCCAATTCCTCGTCCGCTTCACGCCGCGCCTGACGCACCAACGTCAATTCATTGATCCACCGCCATTCCCACGTTTCGATTTCATCGGGCAACGATTCAAACTCAACCGCTAACGCCAGCACTGTCGGATGGTATTGCTCAACCAGTCCGGGATAGATTTTCAAAGCACGGGCGAATTCCAAAATGCTGAGATTTTCCAACGGTTCGCCGTGTTTCCCGTCTTCGATGTACCACCGTCGGAGCTGCGTTAGTTGCTCTTTTTTGGGTTGGCTGCCTCCAAAACTTTCGTGATAATCGCGTTCAAGATATAGAACGGCACGCGCATCAGATTCGCCTTGTTAATCACAATCGGTTTGTCGTCATCGTCCAGCAAATCAATATGCGTCAGGATGCGCAGCAACGTTTCAACGGTCGTATTGGTCGCCTCTCCTGCGTCCACTGCCGCGTTGGCCGCTTCCTCAGCTTCCCGACTGATGGCGGGACTGTAGCCGACGTAAGTGAAATTGATTTTTTCGATTCCTGTCTCGGTTTGGACTTCCACCGAATCATGATTAGGAGTGCTTGCGATTTTGCCTAATTTAACTGCCATAAATCCTTAAATCCTTGATAAAAAAGGTGGCAGCTTGTGTGCCTGCCGCCGAAGTGTGTTTGTGTGAGCGCAAAACCTAGATCGCTGCCAATTCGTTGACCAGCAAAAATTCAAACCCCTTGCCCCAGGTTTGATCCTCAATCACGCGGAAACCGAACTGATAGCCATACGTGCCGTCTTGGTCAGCCAACTCTTCTACGGATTCCAATTTGACCGCGAAATCGAACTGCGCAAGGTTCGCCACTGCGCCCGCGATTATTGGGCCTGTGCATTTGATGCGAACAAAGTAAATCGGCAGGCTATTGGCGTTCCAAGCGTCATAGAGCGCTCGCGTTTGCGCATTGAATTCCGCCGTGAGGTTGAGCGTGGTGTTTTCGATGGCGAGCTTGACCGATTCCTTGAAGCTGGCGACCGTGCAGTTGAGTACCCACTTCGGGGCAGCAACTTCAGGAATCGAAAACTCTACCGTATAGCCATCAGTCAACAGCGTCGTACCGAGTGCCGCCGCCGTCGTGTCCACGTACACGCAAACCTCATTGCCGGAAATCGGGCTTTCGTTGTAACCCTCTTGATAGCCGCCCGGTGTCGTCTCGGCTACCGTGACAGCAGGCGACGTGCCACCCGTTAAACCAGCAGCATTGGCGGTCATCAACGGTTGATTCGCGCCGGCCAGTGCGTTGGCAAACGTGACAACAACGGGCGTGCCAGGCAAAGCGCCCCCCGTTGCGGTCACATCGCCCGCGCCAATGTTCGACAACGCTTCCAACGCGGTCACGACGTTGGCAGCAGAGGCGTTATAGGCGATATTTCCTGTCGTTTGTCCATTATATGTCAGCGTGAACGTGCCGCCCGTTGGCGTGCCTGTAATCGTGATGGTTTGCTGTTCGTTGCGCAGCGTGAGCGTGCCAGCGTTATTCGGTTCTTTGGCGAACAGGTTGCCGGAACAAGTCACTTCGTCGCGCCCAAAGCGCATTTGCAAGGTGGACAGTTGCACGTTTGTGGCTACCATAGCCGCCGACGAATCCCCGCGCTCAGCCGTGAAGGTTTTCTGATTGCTCCACGTATTGCTGTCGAAGACGCGCCCGTACGCGGCGGCTTGCCCATTGTAGGGATTGATGACTGCGCCGTTGCGTCCAATCAGTCCTTCCAAGATAACGGCAAGCTCTTCGTAGCTGGCGATGCCTTCAAAGCTTCCTTCTGCCCAGCCCTTGTTTTTCACGCCCGAAGTGATGAGCCGCGAGCCGTTGGCGCGTTGAAACCTCGCTTCGAGGCGCGCCGAAAAGGCGAGCATCACAGCGGTCAATTTCTTTGTTGCGTCCACTTCCGTGCCCGGCGTGGTTTCAACGCCAATTTGCGTGACAATATCAACGGAATTCCTTGCGGCCATAGTTTGTTATCCTCTTTGATTGAAAGTGATTGCCTGCTGCGCGCGCGCGTCGGCATTTAGTTGCTTCCAGTGACACGCCCAGGGATGCTTTTTCCCATCCGCATCCACACTCACCCCGTATGACCAGCCGCGAGACGCAAGCTGATAGTTGAAGGCGTTATGTTGCTCACGCGGCGAAAGGCCAACACAGAAACTGCGCACATAATCCACGCAGGCTTGCACGTCAGCAGGAAGAGGTACGGCTGAGAGTCCTTGTTTCTGACTTTTCTCGTTTTTTTGGTCTGCCATAGCGTTCAAGCCTCGTGGATATGCAGGCGGTACAAACCGCCCAGGTGATAATAAAATTGTGCCGAATTGGGCGTGTCTTCGAGCAATTCGAGCGGCTCTTCGCGGCGCGACGAAATCCGCATGTCACCTTGCAATTCGTGGACGCCCTGGCCGATCAACTCATCAATCCTGTCGGCAACGGTGTAAACATTCTCATCAGGTGAGTTCTTGCAAATCACCTTCACCTGATACAGCGAGCGCGTCAGCACCCGCGCCGTTCCCATTCCCTGCGAATCCGTGCCCGCCTGATAGTTAAAGACGATGAATGGATATGCGGCGTTGGGCGGCGCTTTGCGCGCATAAATCCGCGTGCCGACGATGCTGGAAATCATGGCATCAGCCGCCAGCTTCGAGTACAACCATTTGTTTGCGCGCGATAGTTCGTTCATCTCTTCATCCGGGCGACGATGTCCGTAGCTCTGCCGTAATCATTGCCATAGCCGCCACTCATCGCAGTAAATCTTTCGCGGCAGTTTCCAGCCCTTGCTCTGCCCGCATCATTGCAGGCTCAAAGAAGGGCTGCGCGGCGGCCCGGCTCGTCCCATATTCAACGTGTGCCGCGTACTCTGCGCCAACGCCGATCACGCCTGTCAAATCGTTCTCAAATTCGCTCTGAATCGAATTGCGCAGAAAGCCTGTGTCCACCGGCGCACGCTGCTTCATGTCGGCTTCCGTGTCGAACGTGACCTTGCGAATCAATTGACTGACCGCGCGACGTTCGCGTTCGAGTACGGGTTTGAAATTAAGCTTGAGTACAACTTTTGACATTGCAAATTTTGCAAAAGAAAAGAGGCGGGAACGATTTGCACGTTCACCAAAGATTATGAGCCTTCAGCCTACTAAGCCGCCTCTCGCAACGAAAGGGCATCGGGCAACTCAAATTCGCTTGCACAGCACGCGCTTGCACAATTCCAAAGATCGCTGCTCATTCGCCGTCACAACCTCGTAAATTTCGCCGTTGATCGTGAGCCGGTCAGTTTCATTAACGCTCGCGTTATAGGGCAACGTCACGATCCAAAGCTGCTGTGGTTGCGCTTGTTCGCCGCTGCGTTGCTTCGGAAACGCCGGTTTGCCGCCCGAATCGAAGCGAAGCCGACACGCAACCGTCGTGCTGCCGGAATAGGCTTCGACGGCGTTGCCCGCGCCGTCATTGGTCAAAGAGCGTGTCTGGATTGTCGCTGTATCTGTAAGTGACGCAGTAACGTCAGCGCGCATTCGTGCCAATTCAGTAATTGAAACCATTACGCCCTCACCAGTCGCGCGCCGCGCAGGAAGGGCGCAAGCAATTGCATTACCGCATCAGGCAAAGCATTCGTCGCGCGCCCGTCGGCTTCGTAGGTGAACGCCTGATCGTCGCTCGACCACGATTTCACGCGGCGCGTAGCAGCTTCGCCCTGCGTTCCGGCGGCCAACGCTACAGCAAGCTCGCACACGGCATCTTTGAGTTGCTGGGGAAGCTCGGTTGAGAGGTAATATGCTGTGCCGCCACCAGACGAATAATTACCGTCCTCTTTGCGCACTTCCAAACGCGGCCACTTGAGCCGTTGCGTTGAGTTGACAGGACAACCAAGAAACTCATAACGGTCAATCATCCGCGTCGCTGCCACCAGCGCACGGTCTTTGTTGGCATTCGACAATGCCGACCAACCACCATCGCTGTAGCGACTTTCAAAGAACGTGTCAGCGTCGGCGCGCGAAATGTAACTATTCGAGCTTGCGCCGCCTACCGTGCTGTCGAGAGTTAACGCCATTGTCTATTGGGAACTTCGCGCCGGATTTTAGGCGGCGGCCAAATGTCTACGCCGACTTTCAAGAACGGCTTCGGGCGATTGATATGCTGGTCAATCGCGTTGATGAGCGATTCCCAAGCCATTTGCGCCAGTCAGGTTTCAGTGAATTGCATCGCTAAAAGGCGAGCGATGATTTGCTTCGCCGTCGCTTTGCCGATCCCTTTAATTGCGGTCAGGTCATCTTCCGTTTTTCCGCCCAACTGCGAAAGCTCGGTGATTCCTGCCTCTTTCAGAGAAAGTGCGCCCGGAAAATCAATCGGGATAACCGACGAAAGCGGATGGTCAGCTTGCGGTCGGCGGTGGATTTTCGGGTCAAAATCCACTTGATTGATGCGCACGAGCTTGCTGCCAAATTCCGCTTCCCAGATTACGCTAATCGTTTCCACTTGCATAAAATTCTGAATCGAAGGAATGCGGGGGAGGAGGTTGGCAATATCAATCTCCTCCCCATCAGGCTTAGTTGACGAGCCTCGCACCCAAGTTCGCGTCAAGCGTCTTAATGCCATACAGCACATCTAACGCTACATGCACTTCAGACGAGTTGCCGACGTAATAGAGCCGCGAGCGCAACGCCAGACTGGTCACAGGATCCACGACGGTCGCAATCCGCGCGCCCAATTGGTTGCCCAGTTCCGACAGCGGAGCCATCCCCAGCGCGAAAGCATTGCGGTGGAATCCAATGCCTTGCTCGCCGCTGACAAGATTGATTGTGATGACATCGTTGTCAGCATACGCTTGCACCAACGCAGGAAAAATTGGAGCCGCCGCCACAACACCGCTGCCATCTGCCGCCACGTCCGCTGTGAAAACATAGCGTTGCGTGTTACCGGCAATGACAAACGAATCACCTTTTTTGAACGTCCCGTTATTCGTCACGCCGTCGAACGCAATGGTAGTCGCGCCCTTTGCGGCGTTGGCGGTCAACGCGCCAGTGGCATCTGCGGCCACGCCAGCCGTGTGGGTTTGCACGTTTTGATTGGCAAAGATTTCAAACCCGTACTTCATTCCCAAGCTGCCTTCCATCTGCGTTGCTTCGCCGGAAGCGCCCGCACCCTGCCATTGACTGAACGCTGAGAGGTTCAAAAATTCCTCTTGCTGAATGCCGGACAGCATAAGATGCCGCTGGCTCTGCGGAACTTTATTGCCAAACAAAGTGCGCTGCAATCCCGTCAAATCAGCGACTGCGCAAGGCGAGCTATTGACGACATACCAGGGGATGTCCTTGTAGAGCAGTGTCAATTTCTGGTCAATATCATCGGCCAGGGTGTAGGCCGCCGGGCCGATGTGGTCATTGATGATCTTCTCTGTGGTGAAGGTGAGTTCTTTGTCCGTCAGCTTGAATTTGACTTCACGCCAATAGTCCAGCGAGATATTCACCGTTCCTGTGTCGAGGTCTTGCGCATTGGATGGTGCGTCGGCAGCAGTGAAGGTGCTGGGGCGGCTAATAGAAATCACCGAGCCTTTTTGCTGCGGGTTTTTGTCATAGCCGCGATGCACGCGCCCCGCCATTCCTAATGACTTTTGCAGCCAAATCAAAGCTTCCTGCGCATAGAAAATTGGATCGTAAACGCCAAGAGTGTTAGCCATTTTGATGTATCCTCAAAGTTAGGGCGCTTTGGCGTAACATCGCCTACGCGCTAGGTTTCTGAAATGATAAGTTGTTGTCCGGCCTTCGCTGCCGCCTCTTTTGCGGCGCGATAAGTCGCCGGGTCTTTTGCCTGCTCGCGGCTCAAGCGATAACTACCGCCCGCGCCGCCGCTTGCCTGCCCTGCTCCACCGCCGCCCGCACCCGATGCCGCGTAGAATTTCGGACGCTGCTCTTTGTAAAGCTTCCCGAAAAAGTCTTCGGGCTTGATGTCGGTGTCATCACCATCAGCATCAAGGACAATGATTTTTTTACCATCATCGCTGAGCTTGAATCGGTTTTGCGTTTCAAGCATCGCCAGGTCCAAATCTTCGGGCAGGACGCCTGATTTTAAGGCAATCGCCTTGAGCGGTTCGGTAAGCTGGTAACGCTTGAGTGCCGATTCTGTTGCCGTTAAGCGTTCGTCTCGGCTTTTCAAGTCGCCCATCAACTTGTCAATCGCCTTCTTATGCAAGCGTTCCATCTCGGCCTTTTCATCCGCTGTCAGCGGCTTGCCGGACTTTTTCAATTCCCGCAAAGAAAGCAACTCGTCAACGTCCAAGTCGTCGCCTAATTCGTCCAGCTTAGTAAACTTGCTCAGTTTGGCAGTTTTGGCATCCAGATCACCGCGCAATTTCTTCAACTTCTCGTTGGTTTGCGTGACGACGGAAAGCGGTTCGGCTTCAAAGATAAATTTGCCATCTTTCTCGACAGTGTGAGCTTTCAAGTCTTCCGGCACTGCATCGCGCGTGTCGAAAGTGAGTGTAATTGGCATAAATCGAAATCCCTTCGATGGTTTGGCATTCATCCCGAATGCGAGCGAAGGATACAATGAGAGAAGGAAAAGGAGTGCGGTTAGTTCGGAGACCAGTTAGCGGATTTGCGCAATCACATCACCAGCGGCTTCGCGGCGGACAAAGGCGACGTGTTCCAATGCCAAATCTTCCGGCATGTTGTAGACAATCTGCAAAATCTGAACGGCTTCGGCTTGGCTGTAGCCGTCGAAGTCAGCCGGGATCGTGTCGCGCCCTTGCAGAATCGTGCGCAGTTCGTTTGTTTGCTGTTGCGTTAGCGTTGCCATCCCAATTGCTTGAAAAGTGCCTCAATCGCAGCGGCAATAGGCGTAAAGTCATCATCTTCCCATTGGTTTCCACGCTTGATTGAGCGTGGCTCCATTGAAGCTCTCGCCTGCGCTTGCACCGCGTCGGCTTCTATAGCGGGATCAAAAGTTTCCGGCAGCTTCCCTGTTTGGAGCCATTTATAGCCCGTTTCCAGCGACAGCTTCGTCCCCATCGCATCGAAGATCACCCGCGCCATTTCGGGCGACATCGTAAGCGTTTCAAGCTTGCCGAGATTCACAGAACCACCTGTTTTTTCGCCGATGAACTCTGCCGTAAACATCAACGCCTGCTCCAATCCGTCTTTTAGCGAATCCGCCGCCGCTTGAAGTGGTGATTTTTCCGCTACGTCATCCTGAATGCTCTCTGTCGCGGTGCGTTGCTTGGAATTCGTGATGAGCAATGACATCCCAAAGAGTGACATGCGCTCTTCGAGTTCCTTCAGCGTCTGCCGACAAGCCCCTAATGCCGCGCCGGATACTTCAGCAAACCAAACGTGATAGGCGGGATCAGCGCCGCGCAAGAACGCAAACGGGCCAATGGCTTGCACGGGCTTCGCTTGATCGCCCATTCGCTCGCACAGCACAGGCTTGCTCGTGACGTGTTCGTAAATATTGAAGTCAGCTTCTTTTTGGTAGTGCTGAATGACAATATGGGCAAGCTCAATCAGAAGCGGACGCGATTGCAGAAAGCCATACTTCTTGCTGTAGACGACCGCCACAGGGATTTCATTCAGAGAGGTCGTGCCGTTGGATTCCAGCACTGTTTTTGTTTGCAAACCGTCTTTGATTTTGCGCCAGATTTCCCACTGGCCCGGACGCAGCACGCGGTAGCGCGTGACTTCGGTTTCTCCGAATGCACCATCGGCTTCCAGCGAACATTCCTTGAACGTGATTTGCGCTAATCGCATTACGCCGTTGACCGTTTCCGTGCGCCAATTGATGGCTTGTGACTTCTCACGAACAACCCAATAAGGGCGACGACGCGCAGCTATCTCGTCTGCGCGCGTCGCACCAGCGGGCAGTGACGGCGGCATATCCACGATGATGAAGCAATGACCGTCACGGATGGCTTTATCAAAAACGTCTTTCGCAAATTCATTGAGCGACGTGCCTGAGTTGTCAATATTTTCTGCCCAGCCTTCAACGCCGGGCGTTGTGTCCGTTTTTTCTTTTCCGCGAATCAGTTCTGGCACATCGGTTTCGAGCTTGAGCGGCTGCTTGAACACTAGGCCGATCAGTCCCGCTTTTGTCTGCGAATAGCCGGGATGGAGAATCGCCCGATTCAGCTTGATTTGATAATCCTCGCGGTCTTCAGCGTGTTCTTGCGACAAGTATTGCGTGCCTTTGCTGCGAATGTGCAGCGTCCCCTTCTCCACGTCCTGACAGAATTCCATCTCCGGCCATTGGTCTGTGTAGAGCTTCGAGATGCAGGCGGGGGAGTTTTTGTCAGATTGTGTCAGGTGATCCATGTGCAAGAGGATAGCGGCAGATCAGCCCGCAGGGTGCGGTTAGCGCCGCCATTTGGTATGGACTACTTCCCCGCGCAATGCGATTTCCGTGTACGCATCGGCTGAGGCATCTACTTGGTCACTGAATTTCCCTTGCGGGAATTGGCGCAATTCTTCGATGAAATCTTTATTCCAGTCACCCCGCAGTAACCGCACGTTGCCCACGTTCACTTGTGCTGCGAATCCACCTGCGCGCACTTCTTTTGATCCCGTTACACGCTCAATTCTGACCACGTATCCGCTGAGCATCCGGCCCATTCGCTGTGCTTGGTCAACACCAGCTTGTCCGGGGTCTTGCGGCAAGCGAATTGTCACGCCTGTGCCATCCAAAGCCGCGCATTGCCGGATTTGGCTATCCCGCTCATCAGGCAACCACTGTCCTTTTTTCACGTCCACGACGAAAATTTCACCTTCAGCGGAAATGCCAATCTTGACACCTGCTGTGCGCTTCCCGTCCACTGAAGCGGCCAAATCCCAACCTCGGCAAAGCCGTAGCCCTGCGGGGATCGCGTCAACGATTTCCATTTTAGCAACTTTGAAAAACGCCCCCTCGCGCGGAGTAGGATTCTGTTGATACAGCGACTCAAAAGAGTACTGCCCGTCCGCTTTCGTCTGGATGGAGCGAATTCGCTCCAACGCGGAGCGAGGAAACCGGGCCGGCCAAAGTGCTTCACCGACGACCCGCCCTAGCGGGTCGTCTTCTTCTGCCAACGCCGGGAGTTTTAGCACTGTCCATTTGCCCGGTTCTGATTCAAGCGCACGGGCCGCTAGATCGTCGCAGTGCCAACGTGTAAGTGTAAGAATAATTGCGCCTCTTGGCTCTAGCCGGGTATAAAGATCGTCCGTATACCAATCCCAAATCTTTTCGCGGTAGACTTCGCTCTCCGCTTCTTCCCGTTTCTTGATGGGATCGTCAATCAGGATGTAATCGAAACCAAAGCCCGTCGGTGGCGTGCCAACGCCACGTGCAACCACGCCGCCTCCTTCGGTGGTCTCCCATTCGTCCGCGCCTGTCTTGTCCAACGCCAACATCACGCGCGTTTCAGCTAAATTGCGTGCGCGACGGCTGAAACGGCGGGCAACCCGCTCATTGTAGCCCGTAATCAGGCAGCGGTTTGTTGGGTCGGATTCCAGAATGTAAACAGGAAAACGAATCGTGGCAGCTTCCGTTTTCCCATGTCGGGGCGGCAAAAATATTGCCAGCCGATCAATCTGCCCGGCTTTCACCGCATCAAGATACTCAGCAATCAATTCGAGATGGCGCACGCCTTTGTAGGTATATGACGGCGGGGACACCAGCGGCAGGTAATCAAGAAATCTCTTCGGGCAATTGTCGTTGGCGGACGGCTTGGGCGGCTTCGAGAACTCGAAGCGATTTGTCTGCGAGAACTCCATAAAGAATGGCGAGGCTGTCAGCAGATTGCTTATCGCGCCAGTGTTGGTTGTTGGTTTGGTTCGCAATGTTCGTACCCGCTTTCAACGAGGCGATTAAATGCGCCTCAACTAAATCAATCAACCGCTCTGTTTTTTCAGTTCCAAGTGGTTGGAACTCACCTTCTGTCAGAGACTTCTTCAATCGGCTAACTGTAGATTTTGCAACTTGATAGCGTTTAATGATCTGTTGGAACGATTCTCCTGCTAAAAGCGCAGCGATGATTGCCGCTCGTTTCTCAGGATCAAGCGGAGAATTTTTCGCTTTCACTTCGCCTCCTCTTGCAATTCCTTCCCCAACTTCGCCATCCATCGCACCAGCGACGCTTTGAGAATCCAGCGTCGCGCCGTGCGATTCTCGCTCTCCTTCCAGCAGATGAGCGTACCGTCTTCGATGCGCCGCTCAAGTGTGTCCACACTAATCAGATGACCATTGAAATACGAGGCGAGCCATTTGCGCGCAACATCAAAATCCAACATCTCGAAACTGGCTGACGCGCTATCGGATAAATTTAGATCAGAGGCTTTTGTAGCGACAGCGTGGCGCATCAACGCTCGCAGCATTTGCGAGCGAGATCGCTCCACCAGAAAGCACGTGAAATCAAAAGCACGCAAGGCGTCGGCATCAACCCAGACCTGCACAAGAATGGCATTTTTTGCATTAGCCGTTAATGAAGTTTTTGCCTGCATATGGAGAGAGGTATATTTAGCAAGGATTTAGCGTGCGGTAATAAAGCTTATGCCGCCAGCGCACTTTTGAGAATCTTTTCGAGCTTCACCGCATATCCAGCGATCAACGCTGCCTTGTCCATCCGATTGATGATGCGCCGAGCCTGATCGTAATAGCAGATGCGCTCATTGATGTAGTCGCTCAGCTTTTTGGACGTGAACAAACCCGTTTTCATTCCGAGACTCGCAATCTGATAGCTGATTTTGGGATCAAGCGCGAGCGCGGGATTGCTCACGAGCGGTTGGTGAAGCAATTCGCCGAAGCGTTCATAATTCGCGCGTCCTGTGATTTGCACATAGCCGCGCCCCTTGTAGCGCACGCCGTCGCCTGCCTGCGTATTGCCCAAATCGCGTCGCCCTTCGTAGGCTTTGCCGCTGGCGAACTCGTTAATGGGCTGCCATTGGTCGGCGCATTCATGCTTCACGGTCGCCAGCAGATAGGCGACGTGGCGCACGTCCTGCCAGTGATCGACCTCGATGAAGCCGAGCAGTCGTTCCAGGCCATCCACTTGGGATTGTTTGAGGCCGCCGAAGTTGGCGCGGTATCCATCGAAGAACTTTTTGCGATCAATTTTCATGTTGATTGTCCACTTTGGTTTTGATGGCCGCCACTTCCGAGCGGATTTCCTGCCGAAAGCTCTTTCGTTCGGCTTGAAAGGTTTCGTTTTGCTGACGTAGAAGCTCGTTTTCGATTTCGAGCCGGATAAGCTTTTCGAGGGCTTCCCGCAGATGCTCTTGATTGCGGCGTTCGGTCTTGCGCTTCACCATTGCCACAATCAGCGTGCAAAGCGCCGTGACCATTACAAAGCCCTTGCTGAGCAAATCAGCATCCATTTGGATCAGGAGAGCTACGCAGAACATGGCGACAGCAGTGAGGAATGGCATTGGCACGTGCATAGCGAAATGCTCCATTTGCTGACTACTCAACATATGTTCACCTTCCGGGGAGCGGTGAGGCTTACAACAACAGCGCGGCGAGCAGCAGGAGCATTCCCGCTGAAGTGCCGAGCGCAAATTTCCCACGTCGTCGGGCTTTCTTTTCCAGAGCGTCAATGCGTTTGTCTTGCTCGACAATCCGCTTGCTCTGTAATTCAATCAATTCGCTGCTCTTCTTGAGAGCAGTCGTGTTGGCTTCGATCAGGGCTTGCAGCGCCAACTTCTCCTGCTTTTGGGCGTCAATGGTTTCGCCTTGTTTGGCGATGATTTGGGCTTTCTGTTTGAGGTCTTCCTTCAGCCCAACATTTTCTTCCGTCAACGTCTTGATGAGCGTGTCGCCTGCCTCGATGCGGTCAAGGGCGTTCGCGCAACCGGCAAGCACCTGGCGCTCCAACTCAACGAGCGGCGACGCCGAGCCTTTCTTGCCTTGCGCGAAGGCGTTGAAGCTCGGAAGAGTAATCAGCGTCAAAGTTAAAATCGTTGCGAGGACTCGTCTGCGTTTGCTCATAAGTTATTCGTGCCGCTGTCGTGCGCGTCGCCAGCGCCGCCAACGTCGCTTGGAATGCGGTGTTTTGCGCCAACAGCCGGTCGCGTTCTTCTTCCAGTTGCAGCACTTTGGCAGCGGCGGCCTGCTGTGCCAACGTCGCGGCAGTGATGGCCTGTTTTTGTGCATCTAGTTCGGTTTGCAGCTTCGTCGCTGTCGCCTCGTAAATTTTGCGCTCGCGCTCAATACTGCGGGCTGACCACCAATCCGCCAATTGGAAGCCAGCCCACAGCAACCCCAGGAGCACCACGAGGGGAAGGAGAATTTTTGCCCACGTCGGCAACCTGCCCCAATAGTGGCCAACGTGGGCGTTGCGCGCTAAGGCAGTATCCGCATCTCGGAGTTCAGCACGCAATTTCGTAATCAATTCGTCGCGCTCGTCGCGCAGTCCAGGCAAAGGATCGCCGCTCAGCCGCTCTTTCAGCGAGGCTTTGATCTTGGCCGCTTCCTGCTCAAAGGATTCCAGGGGATTCGACATCCGATTCTTCGCTTTCTGAAAGTTCGTCGGTTAGCTCGATCATCGTCGGTTCGGGCGATGTCGTCGCAGCCAGTTTCATCTGCACATGCTTAGGGAAAATCTGATAGGCCAGCCCGCTCGATGTGATGCCAGTGGCGGCAGCGGCTTTGATCTCGCCCCAGGTCGGAATCACGTCGGCAAAGAACCATTGCAGGAGAATGTAGCTGCCGAGCGATGCCGCGCCTATCGTTAAACTGGCTGTAATAGTGCCGAGCACTCGCGCACGCTGCACGGGATTGATGCCCCGCCAGTATTCCTGCCAGAAGGCGCGCCAGATACGTTTCAGTCTCTGAAAACGTTTACTCACGAGACATGGGTGTAACACGAATGATTCAAGAGGGATGATTGAACTGAGCGCAATGAGCGATGAATTGCAAAAAAATAGCGCGCGGGACAAACCAATCCCGGCCAATTTTGATGCCGGGCATTGTGTCGGAACTGGCCCACCGGCGCAACGTCGCCGGAGCGGGCGCGGTCGGTTGTCCGTGTTCGTCAATCCAGATGGAAGAGCGCAGCAGGCAGGCGCGGACGGCACGCAAGGAAAGTAGTTCGGGGGGCGCAGGTTGGCGCGCGAGTTGAGGATTCATAATTTCTGGTGCGCCACTGTGCGACGGAGAATAGCACAGCATCAGGAAATGAGGAAAGCGCGCGGTCTGTTAATCTACGGAAAAACTGTAGAGCTTGCCGACGAACGCGGCATCTTTGGAGTTCATTAAATGCGTCGGCAGGAAACCATATTCACCGCGGCGAAGATTGTTCAGCATCACGTAATAGGTGCGCGGCGCGATTTTACGGTAGGTGAACGGAGTAGCATTGCGTTCCGCACCTGATGAGCGATGCACTACGCCGCCCGTCAAAAGCCGAAATTCCCGCCGATTGTCTTTTTCGTATAACTCGACAAGCAAGTATTCAGAGGCCGCGACACCTTCTGGCGTGCGAATGACGAATTCCGCGTTCGGATCAACCTGATAACGGCTTTGCGCCCCCATCACTTTCGCGTTGATATGCCCTTTGGTGTTGAAGGGGAAAAAGAAATAGGCGGTGATGATGGTTTTCCAGACGCCGCCGGATTGCCAACTGATCGGCTCAGCATCAATTTCCGTCAAGCCTTTCGCGCCCTGAATGTAAATGCCAACCTCAGCAGGCATCCCGTTTTTGTCCAGCGGAATCAGGTTTCCTTTGTTCCTAGCGTCCGCGCCCAACATCGCGTTGATGATGGCTTCGCTGTAGCCCGCTTCTTTCATCGCAATCATCGTTGCGGGCGAAAGATCAAAACTGCTTGGACGCGAATTGATCGCCAGCAACACGGTTTCATCTAACAACCCGGCTTCTTTCATCTTGAAGATGTCCGCATTCGTCAGCACCGTGCCGCGAGGCTTCAGCGTGAGACCGTTGGCGCGTTGTTCGGCGCGCATCTTGCTGGTCGCCATCGCCCAGGTTTCTTCGCCGGGTCGGTAGGTGCGATTCTCCGATTGCTTGCGGCTCCAACGGTCAAGCTCATCGAGCGGATCGCGTTGGGCCAAGATCGAAAGCGACAAGGAAAAGAAAAGCAACAGTTTGACGAGGTTGTTCATGAGGACTCCTTTTGCTTCCGCAAGTCGCCTTTGTTAGCGGCTGCGGTGTTGATAATTAAGAACCAGTGCTCGTCTGAGTATAGCAAAACTGATTCCAAATCGTCGGCTAAGGGCATTTCGATCACGATTGCTGCTTCGGCAATCCGCAAATAGTCCGACAGGGTTGCGACGTGAGGAATATACTGCATCTGCTACGCCTTTCCTGTGGGTTGGATTATTCAGTTTTCAATTTGTCTGCAATGGCTTTTCGAGTAGCAGCAAGGATTTCCGGGTCAGTGATCTGGACGGGTGTCCGCGTGCCGCGCGGAAGATGGAAAAGCAAAACAATTTCGCTGTCGTCTTCGATGATTGGCAAATATCCAGCGGCTTTCAAAGCCTCATCTTTATCTGCGCCAAGCGCGCGCGCAATCTTAATCAGGGTGTCACGGCGCGGCACTTGGTACTTATTCGTATTCGGTGAAGGTCGCGGAGCAAGCATGCCGGAAATAGCCTGAGCCGAAACCCCGCTAATTCGTGCCAAGTCTACAGCAAAACGAAACTCTTTTTCGTCCATCTGCGATTTCAACCACTTCGCAAAGGCCTCAGCTTGCTGCTTCAAGTCCATAATTAACCTTCATAAATAATGTAGCACTAGAAACGAAATAACTTCTTGATTATTGATAAATAAATTATGTAGAATGCAGGATATGAATATGAACAAAAGGGCAGTAATCGGCAAGGCAGTCACCGAACTAGCACTATCCGCAAAACCCGAACTCAAAAAAAGCTACAGTAAGTTATCTAGTTGGCGCAAGGGAACAAATCTGCCCACTCTCGAAGCGTTTATTGATTACTGCTTGGTCACAAATACAAAAGATATTTCGTTTATTTTGAACAGCTTGCAAAATAATACATAAATCGTGTAGATTTTTATTTACACACTACATAATTTATGTATAATTCTCCCCGTCGTCGCAATGACGCGACACGAAACGAGGAGTTCCCCATGCTCACAACCACTTCACGCCAACCACAAACAGTCAAAGCGCGCTGCCAGTTCTGCC